CACGTTTCTGCTATATTAAGAGGACGACAAAAAACAACACTAGGTTATAGTTTCAAGTATGACAATACCGTGCCAAGCCTATAGAAATATAGGAAGGTGTAACGACTAGTCGAAAGACGTACATTTAAGGTGAAATTCCTTATTTGGAAGTGCAAGGCAATCTAAAAAAAGATTGAAGAGATAGTCTAATCCCTAATTAAATACCACGAAAGTGGGGGTATTAATGATAACAGCAGTAGGAGCTTACATAAATGAAGCTAGTAAGGCTAACAAGGCAGTATTTGACGAGATATTAAAAAGATGTTCTGTTAAAGGTGCTAGAATAGTATGTGATACCAACCCAGAAAGTCCAAGTCATTGGCTTTATACTGATTACATACTTAAAGCAGATGGCAAAAGAATTGTTTATAATTTATTCTTAATTGATGATAATACTTTCTTGGATAAAGACTATATAGAAAATGTTAAGAAAACTACACCTAGTGGAGTATTTTATAAAAGAAAGATATTAGGTGAGTGGTGTATGGCTGAAGGTGCTATATATGAAGATTTTGACCCAGATGTACATTATATTACTTGGGAAGAGTTTTTAACTAAAGATATTGAAAAGATATATTTTGGTGTTGACTGGGGATATACAGAAGGTCATGCTGGGTGTATAACTGTTTGTGCTAAAGAAGTATTAAAAGCAGGGGAAGAAGAAAACAATTACTATTTCATTGAAGAACACGCAAGAGAAAAACAAGGCAGTAAATATTGGATAAATAAAGCTTTAGAAATGAATGAAAAGTATAAAAAATTCTTAGTTAATCATAAAATTGAAACTATAGAAAAAATAAGTGGTAGAGAATTATCGGATTATGAAAAAACAGGAATAGAGCAAGAATTAGAAGAGTTAGTATGGTATTGCGACCACGAAAATGCTGAAAAGATAGACGAGTTTAGAAATGCAGGTTTATATGTACAAAATGCAAATAAAAGCGTAGATAATGGTATAGAGCATTTATGTGAGTTATTTAAGAAAAGAAGATTGTTTGTTGTAAGAGAAAATGTAGATTTATTCCATAAAGAAATTTACTTATATATATGGGGAAATGATGGTAAACCTAAAAAACAGCACGATAATATGTTAGATTCTGCACGTTATGCCCTATTTTCAGAACACAAGAAACAAACATTTTGGGTATTCTAAAATTAATAAGGAGGTTAAAATGAACTGGTTAAAAGCTTTAAGTGGTAGAGATACAAAAGTACAAGCTCAAATGTTGCCTAAAACTACTTACCAAAGTTTAAGAGGAAATAAAGTTGAAATAAATAAACAGTTGAAAAGAGCAGCACCTTTATATTTTATAATTGATAAAATTTCAAGAGAAACATCTAGGTCAACTTTTATTTTAAATGAAGCTAAGTATCGTGGTAAAAAGTTTGAAGAAATAGGAAGGACTAACGGTTTTAATTGGAATAATGACGACCGTATGGAATTGTTAATTAATCCTAATATTTATATGGACAATATAATGTTTAATAAACTTTTAGCTACTTATTGGCACACAAACGGTGCTATGGTTATTTTAAAAGATAGAGGAAAAGATTTAAGTATTGCTAAAGGTAAAGTTAAAAACTTGTTTCCAATCAATCCTACGTGGATTCAAAAGTTACCTACACAAGGTAACGACTATTACCAAATAGTATTTAATAATGAGTTATTATTGACCGTACATAAAGATAATGTGATTATGTATAGAAATGCAGACATTGAGAAACCTTACAGTGACTTCTTTGGAAGTGTACAAAGTATTACAGATGAAATAGCAATAATAGAAAAATCAAGTATACAGATTGCTAGTTATTTTCAAAATAACATGACACCAGATTCAGTTGTGGCTATAGAAGGTATGCCAGAAGGACAAGCTAAAAATGTAGAAGAAAAATGGAAAGATAAATTCTTAGGAGTATTTAAAAGAAAGATACCTTTGTTTACTGGTGGTAAAATTACTTACACTAAACTTCAATCAGAATTTAAAGATATTGAGTTAAAAGATTTAAGGAAAGAAGAAAGAGAAGATATTGAAAGAAAGTATAATGTTGTTTATAACTTAGATAAAGCTAATAGAAACACAGCTTTAATAGTTAAGCAAGAGTTTTACGATAATCAAATTATACCTTTACTTGATATAATTAAATCTATTTGGAATAATCATATTTTAAAAGAGATAGATAAAAACTTATATTTAGATTATGTAGACCCTACACCTAAAGATACAGAATTATTACTACAAATGTTACAACAAAATCCTCATATGGCTACAAAAGGTAGAATATCTGAAATAATGGGTATTGAACTTGAGGAATGGGAAGATGAAACTGAAATATGTATACCTAGTAGTATGGTTAGGATATCGCTTGAAACTGGTAAAATAATAACTGATACAAATGTAAACCAAGTTGACGAAAATTTAAAAGTAAGCGATAAAAAAAGATTGTTTGGATTAAATTTTAAGGCTAAATAAAAATTATTGTACTAATATTTGACAAACAAAAAAAAGTATAGTAAAATCAAGGTGTAAATTAATACTAACTAGTAATAGTTTAAGGAGGTGTTAAATTGAAGAAAACTAAAATGTTTTTAGAACAGAAATCTGTTATTATTGATGAGGAAAACCGTATAATTAGAATTAAGGCTAGTACAGGAGATTTTGACAGAGAGCAAGATAGAATTAATCCTAAAGGTTGGAAATTATCAGAATATACAATCCCTTTCATAGATGCTCATAAATCAAGTGGTAGTTATGATGGTAGATTAGGAGAAGTTGTTAAAGGTTATGAAGAAAACGGAATTTGGTATAATGAAGTTAAACTTGACAAACCTTCAGACGAAAATCCTAATGCGTGGACAGATGGAGAAAAACTTGCTAATAGAGTATGGAATTTAATTAAAGAAGGAAAAGACATTAGTGTTTCAGTTGGATTCCTACCTGATGAAAATGGTATTAAGAAAAATAGTAATGGTGGTTATGACTTTCAAAGTCAAGAGCAATACGAATTATCGATTGTGTTAGCACCATGTAACCCAAAGGCAGGTACAAAAAGTATGGAAAATTTAAGAAATAAAACTTTAGATGAAGTTATAAAAGAAATTCCAGAACTTGAAGGTTTTATTACAAAAGCTTTAAATAAAGAAACTATACCAAATACAGAAATTCCTTTAAGAAAACTTTTAAAAGATAAACTTAAAGAAAAATTTAAAGTTGAGTATATTTATTTATGTGAGTTATTTGTAAATAAAGTTATAGTAGATGTATGGAACGGTAGTGAATATAAATATTATGAAGTAGGTTATACAGCAGATGAACAAGCTAATATTACTTTATCAGAAGAAGTAACAGAAGTTGAGCCTATGGAAATATGGGTACAAGAAAAAGAAATGAAAGAAACTTATGAAAAAACTTTAAAAGAAAATTTGGAGTTTAAAAAAGAATTAGAAACAATTAAAAAAGTTGAAGAAGAAACACCAAAAATAGAAACTAAAAAATCGTTGTTTAAAAAAAGAGGAGGAGAAAATGAATAGAGAAAAGTTTTATACAAACTTTGCTAAAAAGTATGAAAAAGAAGATATCGATACTATACTTGATATGGTAGAAGATTACACAGTAGAAAAAGGGTTAGCACCTGTTACAGAAAAACAAATTGAAGATGTTATCGAGAAAATGGTAAATACATCTACAGAAGGAAGAGAAACAGCTATTTCTAAACTGTTAGGTGGACAAAGTGAGGAAGTTATGACTGATACAAGAAACGTAGCTTTTGGAAAAGAATCAAAAGGTTTAGCATTTGCTAGATTTGCTAAAATGCAAGTACAATATAAACTTGAAGGTGCAACTGGAAGTTTAGAACAATATATTGCAGATAAAACAGAAAAACATTATGGACACGATAAATCGTTTGTTAAAATGATTAAATCAGGAATGGCTAAAAATGTTATCAAAGGAAACTTTGGAGAAGTTACAAAATCAGTAAACAATGGTACAATGCCACAAGATGGTGGATATTTGATATATGAAATGTATGGAGAATTAATTGAGTTATTAAGACCAAAATTATTCTTATATGAAGCTGGAGC